TCGGAAGCAGTTCAGGCAAGCGCTCGGCGTCGACGTCTTCGTGAACGATCCGACGCTCGCCCAAGACGCGCAATCGTTCATTGAAGAGAACGTTTCTCTCGTGACCGGGGCCGACGAACAAGCCATGAAGGAAATCGAGAACATCGTCTTCAGGGGCTATCGAAGCGGGCGTCGCTCCGAGTTTTTGGCTGAAGAGATCGAGAAGCGGATCGGAATCTCGAAGCGACGAGCAAACCTGATCGCAATCGACCAAGTTCAGAAGATCAACGGTCAACTGACTCGGCGACGCCAAACGGATCTAGGGCTTGATCGCTACATTTGGCGAACAGTTCTCGACGAGAGAGTTCGAAAAGAACACCGACGACGAGAAGGTCGGGTCTTCTCATGGGACGACCCGCCGCCCGACGGCCATCCCGGAGAGCCGATCAACTGTCGTTGCTTCGCCGAACCCTATCTCGAAGACGTTCTCGACGAAGCAAGCTCGCCGCCGACGCCAAGGCTTCCGCGTTGAATTGTTCAAAAGCTGGCTTCTAAGCCTTTCGAAGCTCTGACGATCTCGGTTGACACTTTCTCGGCGTTCTTGCAGGTTAATCCTTGACTCGACTCCCAACCTATGACCAAGGCGGCCGGCGTGACGAGTGTTCTTCGATACGACATAGGCGAAACGAGCGGCCCGGTCAGACAAGACAACGGCTATCTTCGATGCGACGCGAAATTGACTCGCGTCGGCGTCTTCAGCTATCGAACTTCAAACGGAATCAGGAAAGAGCTTCGACTTCCTGAAGAAGTCTTCGCCGCCGACGCCGTTTCAAGTTTTCGACTCGTCCCGCTCACGAACGAACACCCCGCCGAGAAAGGTCAGGCGGTCAGGCTTGACGCTTCGAACACTCGGAAATTCCAAGTCGGGACCGTGACCGACCCGACGCAAGCCGGCGAGTTCTTGTCGGCTTCTGTTCTGATCACCGACGCCGGGACAATCGATCAAGCCGAGAAGGGGAAGCGGGAGCTTTCTTGCGGCTATCATTGCGACCTTGAATTCTCGCCCGGCGTGACGAGCGGGATCGAAGGCGTCCCCGACGGTCTTCGCTTCGACGCAATTCAACGAAAGATTCGCGGGAATCACGTCGCGCTTGTCACTCATGGCAGAGCGGGGCGAGAAGCGAGCCTTCGGCTCGACGGAAGCGAAGGGATTCAAGTCAACGACGACGACGATAGAAGCACGGGCGGCCCGGACGGGCTTCCTTCAACTAACACGAAAGGGAAGCAGCAAATGACGAAGATCACGCTAGATGGGGTCGACTTCGAAGTGAGCGAGCAAGCCGCCCAAGCAATCGCCAAGGTTCAGGCGAAAGCGGACGAAGCCGCCGAGAAGTCAGAGAAGGCGAAGACAGAGATCGAGATTTTGAAGGCGCGAGCCGACAAAGCCGACGAAGATCTCGAAGCGTTCAAGAAAGACCATGCGGACGCGACGAGCCCCGAGAAGATCCGCGAGAAGGTCGCGGCTCGACTCGATCTCGAACGCTCGGCCGTGAAGGTTCTCGGTCAGAAGAAAGCCGACGAACTGAAGGTCGACACTCTCGCCGACGACGAGATCCGAAAAGCCGTGATCCTTCACGTCTCGCCGGCCGCGAAAGACAAGCTCGACAACGCCGAGCCTGTCTATATCGCCGCCCGCTTCGACCAAGCGATCGAGAGCGCGAAGCCCGACGACAAGCCGAACCCCGAATTGAATTCGATGAAGGGCGACGCGCTTCCGGGCGATCGAACGGATTCTCTCGCCGCTCGCGAAGCCATGTTGAAGCACAACTTCGAGCGCGGCCGAGCCCCGCTCGCAACTCCGAAGATGTCTTCGGTCAACTAGGGAAAGGATCTCACTATGAGTCAGACGACCTATAACGAGAAAGCCCCCCGCGCTCTCCCTGGGATGCTCGGAGACGTCGGGGCCGATCTTCACATTCGAAGCTATGGGCTTGAAGGCGGCGGCGGGTTCGGTCTTTTCGTCGTCCCCGGAACGGATCCCGAGAAAGAAGTCGCGGTTCCGTCGGTCGGCGGCGTTGTCGTCGGTTGCATTGTTCACCAGCATCCGTTGTACGACGAGAGTCTTTCGGATCTCGCGGACGGCGAGACGGCCCAAGTTCTGACAAAGGGCCGAGCTTGGGTTCAGACTGCCGAACCAGTCGCCCCCGGCGATACGGTTTATGTTGAAGACGCGACGGGCAAGATCAGGAATGACGCGACCGCCGCGACCGAACTCCCATCGTCAAAGATCGAAGCATACGACGCCGGGACAACTCTCGCTCTCGTGAGCGTCAACCTACCATAAGGGGGCAAGAGAACATGACTCGTCGATATTTCATGCTTGATTCCGATCAGTCCGCGTTCTTCGAGCGCGAGCTTGAATTCGTGAAGTCTCAAACCTACGACATCAAATATCCGATGTTGAAGGCTCGGGACTTGATTCCCGTCGACGGTTCAGCCGACGAAGGCGCGACCGCGATCACCTATCAGCAATACGACCGGATCGGTCAGGCGAAGATCATTTCGCACAACGCGAAGGACATTCCCCGCGTTGACTTGAGCGGAAAAGAGTTCACTCGCCCGACGAAGATGGTCGGCGGATCCTACGGTATGAGCATGAAAGAGATCCGCTCCGCCATGATGGCGGGCAAGAACTTGGATCAGCGCAAGGCGTCGAACCTTCGCTTCGCGGTCGAAGAAGAACTCGACGAGATCGCGGCGGTCGGAGCCCCGGAGCACGGGATCCCCGACGGCTTCGTGAACAACGGTTCGGTGAACGTCGAGACGCTAGGCGGCGGCTCGGATTGGGCAACGCTGATCGCTGGCGGGAACAATCGAGACGTTGTCACGCAAATGGAAGCGGCCGTGACGAGAATTCTCGACGCGACGAAGGGGATTCATAGGCCGAACACCATCGTCATTCCCGAGAAGCAATTCTCGCTGATCAGCATGACGCCTTTCGGCGACAACTCCGACAAGACGATTCTCGAATTCGTCTTGAGCCGGTTCGCGGACATTCAAGCCGTGATCCCTTGGTATCGGTTGAAGAACGCGGCCGTCGGCGGCGCAACCGACCGGATGATCGTCTATGAGCGTCGGGCCGACATTCTCGGTCAAGACATCAATCAAGAGTTCATGGTTCACCCCGCCCAAGAACAGGGGCTCGAAATGGTCGTGATCGGGACAGCCGAGACGGCCGGGACCGTGTTCTATTATCCGTTGTCGGCCGATTACACCGACGGGATCTAGAACTCGGGCGAAAGAGAAAGGATCCATGAAATGAAAGTCACGCTTCACCGACTCGGATCAATGGGGCTCATGGGAGCCGTTCAACTTCGACACGGCGAGAACGAAGTCGCCGCCGATGCTTGGGCGAAGGTTGCAGGCCATCCCGTTGTGAAGGAACTTCTTCGGAAGGGCCGCGACGGCGGCGTGACTATCGAGACAAGTTCAGGGGTTCCGATAGCAGCAAAGCCGGTTCCGAAGAAGCCGGCCGAGCGAACGCCGGAGCCCCCGAAACCTGAACCGGCTCCCGTTTCTTCGGACGGCGAGCCGGAATCAGGGGACGAGACGAGCCAGAGCATGAAGGCGAAAGACGTCGTCGCTCTCGTCCGTCAAATGTCACTCATGGAGCTTGAAGCGCTCGAAGAAGACGAAGAACGAAAGACGGTTCTCGACGCAATTCAAAAGAGACGCGACGAACTTCTCGGGGAAGGATAGCAACCGATGGCGGTCACTCCGAGCGACTTCAAGACTCGCTTCCCGGAGTTCGGCCCCATCCCGAACGACCGCGTCCGAATTCATATCGACGAAGCAGCAAGGAACGTGAGCGTCGCGGCTTGGGGACAGAAAGCCGACGACGGAGTTCTATATCTTACGGCCCACTTGCTGGCGGTCTTCGAGAACGACAAGACCGCGACGGGCTCGGGGCCGGTCACTCAAAAGAAGGCCGGGGAAGTCTCGGCGAGCTTCGGCTTCTCCGGGGAAATGCTCGAAAGCGACTATTCTTCGACGAAATACGGCCGCCGCTTCAAGTCGCTTCTGTCAACAATCTTCGCCGCAAGGTGTCTCTGAATGACGCTCACGGTCCGAGATAGGGGCTTGAGCCGAATCCTTCGGGGGCTCCGAAGTCAAAGGGCCGTTCTCGCTCAAGCTGGCGTTCAGGCTGGCGAGAGCCAGAGAGCAGAAGGCGAGATCTCGAACGTTCAACTCGCCGTCGTTCACGAGTTCGGCTCGCCCATAGAGCAGATCCCCGCCCGCTCGTTCATGCGGTCGACAGTCGACGAGCAATCGCGGAAATACTTCCGCCTTCTTCTGAAAGGCGTCCGCCGAACTGTCGACTCTCGCGGTCGCCAGCCTATCGAGACGACGATGGGACAGATCGCCGAAGTCATGGCGGCCGACATAAAGAAGAAGATCCGCTCGAATGTCCCGCCGCCGCTCTCGCCGAAATATGCTCGACGCAAGCAAGCCGCCGGGAAGGGCTCGAACACTCTCTTTTGGTCCGGTCAGCTTCTCAACTCCATAACGCCAAGGGTAGAGAAGCTATGACTCTTTTCGCCGACTTCGCGGACGTGATCGAAATGGCGGCGACCGACGTTCAGGTCGAGCGCAAGCGTCCGGGGACGTATGTCGGCGGCGTCTATCGCAAGTCGACGACGAGCGACGTCTTCACGATTCGCGGCTCGTTCCAGCCGGCGAGCGAAGAAGAGATTCAGCGACTCTCGGAGCTTCAGAGAACCGACGAGAGCTTCGCCTTCTTCACGACCGCCGAGCTTCAGATTGGGGAAGCTGGCAACGTCGAAGAACCCGATCTTCTGACTCATGGCGGGAAGGTCTTCGAAGTCTCGGCCGGCGGCGATTGGTCGCACCTTGGCAACTATCGCAAATATCTGGTGACAGGGGTCGCGCAATGAACGACATCGTCCCCGCGCTAGACTGGCCGACTATCGCCGAAGAACTGCTTCAATGGGCTTGCGACCAAACGGGGATCGCTTGGGCTTGGGCCGATCAAGACGCCCCGCAACCGACCTATCCCTTCGGGCTGATCCGCGTCGTCTCGGGGCCGTTGAAGCTCGGGACCGACGAGATCCGATGGGACGGCGACGAGACTTTGAATCATTTCGGCGTTCGCGAACTGACTCTTTCGTTCGAGTGTCTTGTCGACAAAGACGCCGGCGGGAGCATGGCGGACGAATACAACGCTCATTCTCTGCTTCTCATGCTTCAGTCGAGCTTGCGCCTTCAATCGACGAAGGAGCGCTTTCAGAGAGCGAACGTCGCGGTCAGAGAAGACGATCAGCCGATCCAGAATCTCGACGAGAACGTCGCCGATCGCTGGATCTCGCGGGCTCTCGTCGAGTTCGTGTTCTATACGTCGACAACGCTTCAAGAGACGGTTGGCTTCTTCGAAGCCGTCGAAGTATCTTCGGAAATCAGTCGACCGGACGGAAGCCCGGCCCCTGTTCAACTAGAGAACGAAGTTCTCGAACTCTCGGGAGAGTGAAAGATGGCTTTGAAAGACATCGTCAATGTTCAGATCGTGACTCAAACGAGCCCGCCTAGTCAGCTAGGGTTCGGGACGCCGCTCGTTCTCGGCTATCATGCAGTTTTCCCGGAGCGGGCTCGGATCTACTCCGGCGTTGACGCCATGATTTCGGACGGCTTCGCGGCCGACTCTCTGATCGTTGCGGCGGCGACCGCGATCTTCTCTCAGAGCCCCCGAGTCTCCGAGCTTGTCGTCGGCCGAATGGCGAACGCTCCCGTCCCTTCGTTCAATCTCGTTCCGGTCGCCGAGAACTTGACGACGTATGAAGTCGAAGTGAACGGGGAAGTCGCGAGCTATACGTCGGACGCCGACGCGACAGTCGCCGAGATCACGGCCGGCCTGAAGGCTTCAATCGACCTTCTCGCGATTGCGGGAGTCACAACGACCGATAACACGACCGACCTTGACGTCGAAGCGTCGGCGGGAACCGACCTTTCGGTGACTTGCTCTCGAAGCCTGATCACTCGCAAGGATAACACGCCGGATCCGGGCGTCGTCGCCGACCTGTCGGCCGTTCGAGACACGAACGACGACTTCTATTCGATCCATCCCGTGAACAACTCTCAGGCGATCATTGAAGCGCTCGCGGCTCACGTCGAAACGCTTCTGAAGATCATGGTCGTTGCAAACGGGGACGACGACATTCTCGACGCTCTCTCGACGACTGACGTCGCTTCAGTTCTGAAGGCGGCCGGATATGCTCGAACCGCTCTGATCTTCCATACGAAGCCGAACAAGTTCGCCGGGGCGGCTTGGGCTGGCGATAGGCTCCCGAGCGATCCGGGCTCGTCGACTTGGAAGTTCAAGGATCTGGCTGGCGTCCCTGTCGACTCCTTCACCGAAACCGAACTCGGGGTTCTCGGCGACAAGAACGCGAACTTCTATCATGAAGTAGCCGGCGAGTTCATAACCGAAGAAGGCGTGACAGCGTCGGGCGAATTCATCGACGTGACACGCTTCGTTGACTGGCTTCAGCGACGAATGCAAGAACGGATCTATCGTCTTCTGAAGGTATCGCCGAAGCTCCCCTTCACCGACGCCGGTCTTTCTTCTGTCGGAGCCGAGATCCTGGCTCAACTCAAAGACGGGATCACGGCTGGCGGGCTCGCCGCCGATCCCGAACCGGACGTGACGATCCCGACGGCCGCCGAAGTCCCGGTCGCCGACCGAGCGAATCGGCTCGCGACGGGGTTCGAATTCTTGGCAACTCTCGCCGGGGCGATTCACGCCGTCGAGATTCAAGGGACTGTGACAGTCTAAAGGGGATCGCGCTATGGCTTACAAGCAAAAGCTAGCAACCTTCGATGCTTCCGAAGTCGTTATGTCTTGGGGAGCTACCAAGATCGACGGGCTCGCCGACGGGACGTTCGTCGAAGTCGTTCAAGAGAACGACAGCTTCACCGACGTTTCGGGGGCCGACGGCGAAGTCATGCGGTCGAAGACGAACGACCGCCGCTTCGAGATCACGTTCACGCTCATGCAGTCGAGCGACGCGAACGGTCCGCTTTCGGAAGCTCACAACGTCGACATTCGGACGCCGAACGGCGACGGGATCCAGCCGTTGCGGATCTATGACAAGGCGAGCGGGACCGTGATCTTCGCCGAGAAGGCTTGGCTGAAGCGTCATGCCGATACAGGCTTCGCGAAGGAGCACACTGATCGCGTCTGGGCTCTCCGCTCGAACAACGTCGACGTGAAGATGGCTGGCAATCCGGCGGTTTAGCTTTGAAGGGGCGAGAGCATGAGTCAAAAGGATCTGATCCGAAAGGAGATTGAAGGGGTCGAGTTCGTCTTCACGATGCTTCCGCCCCGCAAGGCTCGCAAGTGGATCAACAAAGCGCTCGGCTTCCTGTCGAACGGGGTCGGCGTCATAGGCGACGCGGCGGTCGCGAAAGGCGTCGACACGGCCCTTCCGGTTGGCTCGGCTCTCGCGAAGGCGATCGAGAGCTTCGAGCCCGACCTTCTCGATCAGTTCATGGATGAGCTAGCCGGTCAAACGACCGTGAACGAGATCCCGCTTTCGGAATGCTACGACACGACCTTTCGGGGACGTCCGGGGCTTCAATATGTCTGGTTCTTGACGGCGGTCGAAGTTCAATTCGCGGATTTTGGTCCCGCTTTGTCCGGTTGGGTAAAACGAAGGTTCGGGGCGGACAAAGCCGAAAAGCTGGCGTCACTGTCCCGAGCAATCTCGACTGGCTGATCTGGCGGCCGGTATTGAAAGGAGTCGCAACGCTTGAAGAGATCGATTGCTACTATGACTTGAGAGATCTTCTCGACGCGAACGAAGCTCTCGACATACAGGACGAAGCCGATAGGCTGGCAATGGAGCGTGATTAGATGGCGATCACAGTTCGAGAACTTATGGTCACGCTTGGCTTCGAAGCGAATCAGCGACAACTGAACAACGCCGAAAGCGGACTGAAGAAGCTCGAAAAGGCGGCGAAGGTCGTCGGGGCTATCTTTGCGACAGGGGCTCTCGCGAAGGGCTTCAACGACATGATCGGGCTTGCCAGCGACGCCGCCGAAGTCGCGAACAAGTTCGGG